CTGCCTTACGCATTGGTGGCCAACCGCCAGCGTTTCAACATCTATGCCGGTAACTACTAATGAAGACGCCGATTCTTGGCTCTACTTATGTAGCGCGGTCTGTCAATGCGGCAGACGCTCGGATGGTAAATCTGTTTCCAGAGATTGTCCCAGAGGCCGGTAAAGAGCCTGCATTCCTAAACCGCGCACCTGGCCTCAAACTGCTTAACACCATTGGCAACGGCCCTGTCCGTGGCCTGTGGGCGTTCTCGTCTAGCGACAGCACAGCCTTTGTTGTTTCTGGCACACAGCTGTACAAGATCACCACCTCGTATGTGGCCACGCTAATTGGCACTGTTGCCGGTACTGGCCCCGTCAGTCTGGCTGACAACGGTACGCAGTTGTTCATTGCGGCCAATGGCCCCAGCTACATCTATAACAACACGACAAACGCCTTTGGCCAGATCACCGATCCAGACTTTCCCGGCGCTGTGACTGTCTGCTATCTGGACGGCTACTTTGTGTTCAACGAGCCAAACAGCCAAAAGCTGTGGATCACTGCACTGCTAGACGGCACATCCATTGACCCGCTTGAGTTTGCCAGCACCGAAGGCTCGCCTGACGGCTTGGTGGCCGTAGCAGCCAACTTCCGCGAAGTCTGGGCCTTTGGCACTAACTCGATTGAAGTTTGGTACGACACTGGCGCAACAGATTTTCCCTTACAACGCATCCAAGGCGCTTTTAACGAGTTGGGCTGTGCTGCCCCTTACTCCGTGGCCAAGATGGACAACGGCCTGTTCTGGCTTGGCCGTGACCGCCGTGGTGAGGGTATTGTCTACCGCGCCAACGGCTACACTGGCATTCGCATCTCAACCCACGCTGTTGAGTGGCAAATCCAACAATATGATGATATATCGGACGCTATTGCGTACACATATCAGCAAGACGGCCACAGCTTTTATGTACTGGTTTTCCCTAGTGCTAACACCACTTGGGTCTATGATGCGGCCACACAAGCCTGGCATGAGCGCGCAGGGTTTTCTGACGGCAACTTTACACGCCACCGTGGCAACTGCCAGATGGCGTTCAACAACAAGGTTGTCATTGGCGACTTTGAAAACGGCAACATTTACGCCTTTGATCTGGATGACTTCAGCGACAACGGCGGCATCCAGAAGTGGCTACGCACATGGCGTGCATTGCCAACTGGCACAAACAATCTGCGCCGCACGGCCCAGCACACACTGCAACTTGACTGCGAATCTGGCGTTGGCCTAAATCTTGGTCAGGGCAGTGACCCTCAAGTGATGCTGCGCTTCTCGGACGATGGCGGCCACACATGGTCAAACGAGCATTGGAAGTCCATGGGCAAGATCGGCGAGTACTACAAGCGCGTGCTGTGGCGTAGGCTTGGCATGACAACTAAGTTGCGTGACCGTGTTTATGAAGTGTCTGGCACTGACCCTGTGAAGATTGCAATCATGGGCGCAGAACTAATTCTGAGTCCAACGAATGCCTAGCCCTAACGCTACGCCAACGCCAATCACGCCACCGCGAGTGCCGCTGATTGACCCTCGCACGGGTCTGATTGACCGCGCTTGGTATTTGTTTTTTCTGTCGTTACAAGACATAGCGACTTCCGTGGTTGAAGATGTTGATCTGGCTACTGATTCCATATCCCTGCTCGCGTCTTACGATGCGGCTTTGCTTTTGGTCAATCAAGAGTTACAGACCCTGCCGCCAGTAGTCACCTTACCAGTTCCTGACGTATTAACTGACTGCTGCTCTGCCTTAGAGTCCCAAGTGGCCGAGATGCAAAAGCAGATCGAGGCGTTGCAAGTGCAACCCATTGTTGACACCGCCGCTATTACTGCCGCCATTAACGCTGCGTCATCAGCGCCTGTTACCAAGACCGCTGACTTTACAGTAGCTGACAATGAGACTTGGATTATCAACAACAAGTCAGGATCGACTTGTACGGTAACTTTGCCCACAGCAAGCGCATGGACTGGTAGGTATTTGACTTTTAAGAATTTGCAGGCTCAGACCTTGGTGTCTGCATCTAGCAATGTTGTGTTGATTGACGGCACAGTCGCTGGCACAGCAATCCTCTTGGCAGTTGTAGGAAATTGGGCGACAATGGTGTCTGACGGCACTAATTGGGTCATCATGCAACAAGCCGCTAACAATTGCCTCTTATTGGAGTAAACCATGACAGTCACCGTCAAAGTCCTCGTACCGGCTAAATTTGCCGAAAACGCTCAAACAACCCAGTACACAGCGACTGGCGTTACGGCCATCATCGACAAGTTCACCGCAACTAATATCAGCGCGTCTGCCGCCACGATCAGCGTAAACTTGGTTACTGTTGCTGGTTCTGCCGGTAATACCAACTTGATTACCAAGACCAAGACCTTGCAAGCGTCTGAGGTCTACACGTTCCCAGAACTGGTTGGCCAAGTCCTTGGCGTGGGCGACTTTATCAGTACAATTGCAGGCACAGCCAGCGCAATCAACATTCGCGTTTCTGGACGCGAAGTGACTTAAGGAGAATATTATGGCCGCATGGATGATCCCCGCCGCGATTCTTGGCAGTTCTTTACTTGGTTCTCGTTCAGCAAGTAAAGCGGCTGATGTACAAGTCGCCGCCGCAGACCGCGCTGCTGAACTTCAAGCAGAACAATTTCGACAATTACGCGAAGACCAAGCGCCCTATCGTGAGGCTGGTTATAACGCACTAGCCAATTTACAGCGCACGGCTGGTAATGTGCCTGCGGCTTTTAAGTTTGGTGATTACGAATTTAAAGCTGACCCAGGTTTCGGTTTTCGTTTGTCAGAAGGCCAAAAAGCGCTTGATCGCCAAGCGGCGGCTCGTGGTGGTTTGATCTCTGGCGGCGCATTAAAAGCGGCTACTCGATTTGGTCAAGAGATGGGATCGCAAGAATATGGTAACGCTTACAATCGAGCACTAACATCATACAACACTGATGTGGCGCGTGAAAACCAGTTGTACAACCGTCAAGCAGGGTTAGCCGGTATTGGCCAAACATCGACAAACTTGGTTGGTCAAGCTGGTCAGAACTACGCAACCAGTGCAGGCAACTTAATGACTGGCGCTGGCGCAGCTCAAGCGGCTGGCCAAGTGGGCGCGGCCAATGCTTTAACTGGTGGCTTAGGCACTTACCTAAACTACACACAAGGCAATGCGTTGCTTGACGCATTGCAAAGAAATCAAAATATGCAACTAATAAATACCGGCGGGTATTCTAATGTCCCCGCGTATATGGTTCGACCACCTGGAGGAATTTGATTATGGCACTTAATCCAAGCATTTCTCTTGGCGTTAAAGGACTTGAAATTCCTAATCAATTGGCGCAATACGCGCAAGTTCAGCAGCTTATGGGCGCCCAGCGTCAAGCCGAAGTGTCCGACATGCAGTTGGAAGCACTGCGCCGTGATCGCGATACGCTAGGTAAAATTCAAGCCGCTATTGTTGCCAAAGGCGGCCCGCCAGATTTGGCCGCTGCCGCTGATGAAATGATTAGATCGGGCAAGCCCGACTACATAACGCAAGGCCAAGCAATCCGTCAAAAATTGGCGGATCAGCTTGCATTTGCAAACTATCAAAAAGAGTTTGCGCCAGGCGCCGCCCCTACGGGTATGCCTGCGCCTGCGCCAGAAGCCGGTTCGTTCGCCGCTGATACTGCAGCGCGGCGTGCTGCTTTGCCTGTTAATGCGTTTGCCGCGCCAGTTAATGCGCTAGCCCCCGCCGCCGCGCCTGCTGCGCCAGTAGCGCCTGTCAATGCAATGGTTGGTCAGCCAGATATTGCCGCGCTAGAAGCAAGGTATCGCCGTGTGGCTAACCTTGAAACGCCAGGCGCGAAAGCCGAAGCTGCGTTGTTGCTTAAGCAAATTGACCGCGCGGCAACAGCAACCCCAGCAGACATTAAAACCATGCAAGCGTTGGGCTATCCAATTACGCAAGCTGGTTTTAGAAGCTACCGCGACGCTCAACGACCAGATCGTTTGCTTACACCTGAAGAAGAAGCGCAAAAGTTACGCATAGCTGCCGCAGGCCGTGCCCCAGGCACAACCGTTACTATGGTGCAAGAAAAAGCCGAATCAGGCGAAAGAGGCAAGATGTTGGTTGACCAATACAGAGACATTTCAAAGTCTGCTGGGCTTGCTGTTAAAACGCTGCCATCTATTGAAGCAAATTTAAGTGCTTTGAATAAAGGTTTTGACACTGGGTTTGGTAAAGAAACGGTTGCTGCTGGAGCAAGTGTCTTGGCCGCGCTAGGCGTACAAAACGCAGAGAAGTTTGCAACGGACACTCAAACATTTCAATCCAACGCTATTAATGGGGTGTTGCAAAAGCAGCTTGAGCAAAAAGGCCCTCAAACTGAATCTGACGCAAAACGTATTGAACAGGTTGGCGCTCAGTTGGGCAAGACCAAACAAGCCAATGAGTTTATTTTGGCAACGGCCAAAGAACAACTCAAGCGCGATATTGAGCAGCGCAACTTTTACGACCGCTGGTACAAGACCAACAAAACTTACGATGGCGCTGAAGACGCTTGGTTTGCTGGCGAAGGTAGTAAATCTTTATTTGACCGCCCAGGTCTTAAAAAGTATGCCGTATCCGCATCTGCCGCAAGCCAAATACCTGGCCAACGCCCAGTAGCACCTGTTGCGCCGAACATTGACGCGCTTCTTAACAAGTACAAATAATTATGGCCACACTTGAACAACTCAGCGCAGCGTTGGTCAAGGCCGACGCCGCAGGCAATGCTGCGGATGCTAAAGCACTTGCTGATGCAATTCGGCAAATGCAGACCGCGCCGGTTGAAACAATGCCCGCGCCGTCAGGCATTCCCACCGCACGTCAAGCGCCAAGCGCCGTGACTCAGTTGGGTCGTTCAGCCGCGTCGTTGGCTGACGTTACTGTGGGCGGCGTTATCCCTGCGGTTGTGCAACAAGTTGCGTACCCATTTTTGCGTGTAGGCCGCACACCTGAAGAAGCTACTGCACGCACACAATCATTGGTCAGTGGACTTGAAAAGCCGTTTGGCAAAACTTTTGGCGTTACTGAAACGCCTGAGTACCAGCAAGAAGCTGGCCGTCAGATAATGGACTTCATTGGCCAGAACTTTCAAAAAGGTGCTAAGTGGATCTCTGAAAGAACTGGCATACCAGCGTCTGACGTTGAGAACATAATTGGCACAGCGACAGTCGCCGCACCTAAAGTTGCGCCAGTTGTTGCACGCGAGGCCGTAAAAGCAGGCAAACAAGTTGCTGAGAATGTTACTGTTGCCGCCAAGATGCCGTTTGAAAAACAAATTCAAGCGCGGCGTGAGCGCATGTCTGCTGAAGACTACGCCAGAGGCCCACAAATTGACGCGGCGGCAGAAGCGCAGCGCTTAAAGATTGCAATTAACCCAGCAGATATTGAGCCATCCGTATCGACTAGGGCTTACTCAGCTATTGCAGGGCCACGCGGCCCTGAAGCGTTGGCCGAAGTTAATCGCCCCCGCGTTGCTGAAATCGCAAAAAATGAGATGGGGTTGCCTGCAACTACACAATTGAATGGCCGCGCTGCGTTTGACCAAGCGCGCGCCCAAGTAGCCGCACCTTACGAGCAGATTAAAAAGTTGCCCATTCAGCAAGCTGATGACGCAATGATCCAACGCTTAGAAGGTATTCGTACAGATTTGGACGTTATCGGCGCCAAAGAATACGCGCCAGCAATTAGTAAGATTGTTGACGATGCGATTGCCAAAACGCAAACTGGTTTGACTGGCGAAGCGTTGCTAAAAAACATCAGCGTCTTGCGGGAGCGCGCACGCAAAACATACAACAACAAGGCCGCTACTACTGAAGCGCTAGACATCGCCGACACCAACTTGAAGATTGCAACTGAGTTGGAGTCAATGATTGACAACAGCATTTTCAATCCAAAGTTGTTGGGCGAGTATCGTGACGCACGTCAAAAGATGGCGCGTACATATGCTTACGAAGGCGCTACCGATTTCAACACTGGCATGGTGGATGTGTCAAAACTGGCGCGGATCACTTCAAAAGACAACGGCTTAACTGGTGACATTGCTTCGCTAGGTAGGATCGCGGGTAACTTTCCTGAAGTGTTTAGCAAGGGCGCCGCGTCTAAGTTTTATGAACTACCCCGTCTTAGCCGATCAGGCTTGGCTGGCGGCGGCGGCGCGTTAATTGGCTCAAACTTTGGTTTGACTGGTTCTATTGTTGGCGGTTTGTTGGGCGGCGGTGCGGGTGAACTCGCAGGCGCGGCAGCGGCAAGACGCATGGCTTCGCCAGGCTATCAAGCAGGTCTTAACTTGCGCGATATGCGTATTCCAGTTAATCAGTTGGCCGCGTCAATGCAGCCAATTCCACAGAACCGTGCAATCGTTCCGTATGAAGCGCCTGTGGAGGTGCTTGGCCCAGGTGAAGGCCCATACCAACCAAACTTTGTGTTTGGCCGCCCTGAAGCGCAAGTTACGCCTTCCGCGCCTAACATGATGAATGCGTTGCCTGCGCCTGGTAGCCCACTTAATGCTTTGCGTGCTGAAGATGTACGTCGCGCTCAGATGTCTCGCACACTTGGCCAACAAGCCGAAGCACAACAAGCCGCCGCAGAAGCCGCTGCACGTCAGCCTGCTCGTGGCGGCTCAGTGCTTGAAGTTGATCCTGTTACTGGCAAGATCACCATTGGTGCTGAAGGTGGCCGTGGCATCACGCCAGCTACTCAGATTATTGAAAGCACTGGCAAAAGTTTGCAAGGCGCGGCAGATTTGTTGGCGTCTGGTAAGTCACCCGCCTTAATGACCGCCGAACAAAAGATTGCATGGGAAAAGACCAAAGTCGATCTGGCTGAAGTTATGCCAGGCATGAAGACGTTGAGCGACAAAGCCATTGCGTCCAAGATGCAAGACCGCGCTTGGGTGCAACAGTCTTTGGACAAAGCACAACAGCAAGCGCGCGCGTTTGACGACATTGCTGCCCGCGCTGCTAACGAGCGCCTGCGCCAAGAAGCCATCATAAAACGCGAGCAGATGCTAGACCTTGCCGAGCAATTGCAAGACGCGCTCGGTTCACGTCCAGTCAAGCGCGGCGGTCAAGGCCCCAAGACGCGCGCTTTCCAGCGCAACATGTTGGCGCCAGAACAAGAGATTCAAAACGCATTGGCTGAAAGAGCAGTCAAGATTGACCTAACCGGCATGGCGAACAAATAATGGACACCCAAGTTTTATTCAACATCGCGGTTAGTCTGGCGGGGTTCTTAGGTGGCTGGGTGTTAAACAACATCTACCGTTCCTTGGAGCGCCTCGACACGGACGTGCGGGCCATGCCTTTGAACTACGTCACACGCGATGACTACCGCGCTGACATGCGCGATGTAAAAGACATGCTCGGTAAGATATTTGACAAACTGGATTCTAAAGTTGACAAATGATCATCGACCCCATCACCGCGCTCGAAGGACTACAAAGCGCGATTAGTGTAGTCAAAAAAGCAAGCAAGGTTGCTAACGACCTTGCGGGTTTGGCGCCGTCTATTGCCAAGATGTTTGACGCTAAAAGCGTGGCCACCAAGGCCATGGTGGAAGCCAAACGCTCTGGCAACAAATCAAACTTAGGTGCTGCGCTACAGATCGAGATAGCGCTTGATGAGGCCAAACGCTTTGAGCAAGAGTTAATGATGCTGTTCCAAGCTACTGGCCGCGCTGATGTATGGGACAAGATTAAAAAGCGCCAGCAGCAAATGGACATTGAAGACGCGCATCTAGCGCGTCAGGCCAAGGCCGAAGAAAAGAAGCGCAAAGAAGAAGAACAAGAGCAATTGGCATGGGCGTTTGGTGTCGTAATCATTGTGATGCTTCTAGGCGCAGTAGGTTATGGCATCGCTGAGATACAGGATTTCTGTGCCAAGACAAGGTGTGGTCGGTGAATGAGTACCAGAAACAGTTTGACCTATTCCTTAAAGTCTTTGTCAGACTGTGCGTTGCGTGGTGGGTGCTTGGCTTGCTTCAGTATCTGCCTGACGAGCTTGCAGGAAAAATTGTAAATAAACTTCTTGGAATGATTGGACTTTAAATGCTAACCTTACTTTCTACCCTTGTCAGTTTTTTGATGGGCGGCTTGCCCAAACTCTTGGATTTCTTTCAAGATCGTTCGGATAAAAAACATGAGTTGGCGCTAGCGCAAATGCAAATACAGCGTGAGTTGGAACTGCGTAAAGCTGGCTTCGAGGCGCAAGAGCGTATTGAACACATCAAATCAGAGCAGTTGGAAACAGAAAGCGCGGCCAGCACCAAGCAGGCTTTGATCGGCGCGCAGCAGGCTGAGATGCAAGCCGTCTACGCCCACGACACCGCGCTTAATGAAGGCACTAGCGAATGGATGAAAAATCTGCGCGCCAGCGTACGCCCTGTGATCACTTACGGTTTCTTCTTTTTGCTAGTCTTTGTTGACGTTGGCTTGTTCGCCTACGGCTGGAACAGCGGCGTGTCGTTTACTGAGCTGGCCGAGATGCTGTGGGACTCTGACACCCAGGCGTTGTTTGCTAGCATCATCGCGTTCCACTTTGGCGGCAGAGCGTTTGGCAAATGAAAATATCAGCCAAGTGCCTGCACATGATTCGCCATCACGAGGGCGTGAGGCAGAATCCCTACAAATGCCCTGCAAAGCTGTGGACTGTGGGCGTGGGGCACGTCATGTTCCCAGAGCAGGGCAAGCTCAAGATAGATCAGCGCGACGCCTTTGTGCCCCCGCCAGAGGCCATGCGTAAGCACTCAATGGAGGAAGTCGATGCAATACTTAGGGCCGATCTTGCTCGGTTTGAGAAAGGCGTGGCTACTTATTGTCCTGTGCCTCTTACTCAAGGACAGTTTGATGCGCTGGTTTCATTTTCTTTCAATGTAGGGCTTGGCACACTCCAGAGGTCAACCATGCGGCAAAAGGTGCTGCGTGGTGACATGGAGGGCGCTGCCGAGGAACTGCTGAAGTATTGCATGGCTGGCGGCAAGGTCTTAAGAGGCCTTCAGACGCGTCGGATTGACGAACGGGCACTATTCCTTAGTTAAAGCGCGATACGCCTCAATAGCGGTCTTTAAATCGCATTGCAACTGCTGTATGCGGTCGTCTTGCTCACACAACTTGGCGTAGGCTTCTTCGGCAAACTTGGCCAAGTTAGCCTGGCTCCATGTAGAAAAGTCTGGTCTGTTAGTCATGCTCTCTCCTTGATGTCGTAAAACCAATCGTCGCCGGCTGACCACTTGCGTGTGCCGTCAACTGTCCATAGGCGTTGCGCCGCTTGGAAATCAGGGAACTTCGTCTCGCTTGGTATCAGGCTCTGGTCGTACCACAGGCATCGGTTGTTCGGCTGGCAAGCAAACTGACCGTTGTCCAGCGCAATCCAATTAAACGACTTGTGTTCTTCGGCCTGCTCGGTGAACCCTGTATCTAAGTCCATGCCCTCGGCGCAGAAGTCCACCGTGAACAAGTAGCGCCCAAAGTGCCACTCTTTGTCTTTGCCAAGAAACTTGACGCCAAGGTTACGCAGGCCGATCTTTTCAATGACCGTAAAGCGGTAGCCCATACAGTCCCATAACTGTAGCGTGTCAATCGGCAGATCGCCAGCGTCTTTGTGCCAGACGTAGGCATGGATTGGCAGCTTGTCGTACAGAGCGCCGTAGTTGGGCAACAGCGACTCGATGCGGAACACTTGGCCACGCAAGGCTTTGAGGCTGACCCAGATGGCAGGCTCCAGTTCGCCGTGGCCTTTGTGGTCGTTGTACAAGAACTCGCGCTTAACAAAGCATTTCATAGGCGGTAGTGATGCCACGATGTAGCTCATGTGTTTTCCTTAGTCATTGATTTCTTTCTTTGAGGGTGCGTCTAGTTCAAGACGGTAATACTTGGCGGGCATCTTGGCGTTCTTGTCCAACTGCTTACGCAGCCAGTCAATGCCGCCAAGTTCTTGGAAGATCATCATGTGACGATCCGTGAGCCTGATCTGGCGGCCTTTAAGGGGTTCGGGTGGTTTTGGGCGTGGCATTTCTTGTATATCTACCGATTGATTGTTTAACCCAGCAGGACTGGCAGTGCCATTTGTGGCCGATGCTGATCCCGCCTTCGGGCGGCTTGTCTGTCTGGCACTTGGCGCAGAGTTTAAATTTGTGCATTATTTTTGTAGTGATATGGGCATGTAGATACACGCCTTGGACTTGCTGTTCTGCACAACAAGAGGGGCGGCTGGCGCGCGCCGTTTGCAGTTCATGCACTTGGCACAAGGCTTAACGGGCGCGCATTTGAGGTAGTTAAAAAACACGGGGCTTCTCTGGGGGCAGTGGTGGCAACAACTCAGACGGCGGTGTCCAGCCGTACTTGCGCCAGATGGCTTGCACGTCAGAGCCAGTTGTCCACTTGAAGTCTTTCAAGGGGACAGAAGGGTAACTGATTTTAGAGTGGGGTGGCAGTGTCATGGTTGTATTGCTCCTTTGAGTAGTTCTATTCTCTCCCGCGCAACGCGCAGGGTGTTGTAGCGCTGATGAAGGCGCTGAAGCATGGAGACGCGCTTGGCGCCTTCACGTTCTTCGTTGAGCAGTCTGAGGACTTCTTCCTCTGTCAAACTGCTTAATTTGTTATTCAGGCTGCGCCAGGTGTCGTTCAATTTTTCTCTCCAGTTCGTAGATTTCTTTTTTGCAGTTAGCGTAGGCGCGGGTGCTGGCGTTAAGGTTGCGCTCTCTGATACGCAACTCGGCCTTGGCCGTCTTAAGTTTGGCCTTCCATAAGTCAAGTCTTTTCATTTTTCTCTCTCAGTTTGGCTTCAATGGCTTTGGCAAGGGACTTTAAGTCGCCGCCATCCCAATCAATTTCATCTTCGTCCGTCAGGCTGACCCACTCACGCCTTGCAAAGTGGTACGGCTGGCCAATCTCACGCAAGATTTGCTTGCCAAGGTTGCTGTGCTTCTCGACGTCGTTGAAGGCTTCGTCTTCCTCTTGTGTCCAATCAGTCATCGCGGTGCGTCCTCGTAGTTGTCAGGGTTAAACTTGGGCACTTTATTGCCCTTGTCCTTGGGGTTTGGAAATGGTGGGAATGGCCAGTTCATTTAAGTTCCTCCATGGCAATGTCAGATATAGCGCGCTTGTCGTAAAGCGCCGCCCAGATTTTCTCGTCAACCGTTTTATTGGTCAGCATTACATAGCACCACACAGCGTGTTTTTGCCCGCTGCGATGCAGACGGCCAATGGTCTGCTCGTATAGTTCCAGACTCCACGGCAGTGACAGAAACACCATGTGACAGCCGCCGTGTTGGAGGTTGAGGCCGTGGCCTGCTGACTTTGGGTGTACAGCGAGCAATCGTATGTTGCCTTTATTCCATCGCTCGATGGCGTCTGGGCTGTCAAGGGTTTGCAAACGTCCGAAGCGCCTTGTGAGTTCGGCAAGTTCTTCTTGGTAGTTGTACACAATGATGGTGTTGGCATGCTGGTTCTCGTCTAGTAATTCTTCAAGGCGTTCAAACTTGTGCAAGCCGTACCAGATCGGGCGCTGGGTGGATGTGAACTTGCCAGGCGACGCAGACGGCGTGGTGGTCGTGTCGTAGACAAAGCCTGACGCCAGTTGTTGCAACTTGCCCGTGACAACAGCCGCGTTGACTGCCGTGATGCCGTCTAGCACGAAGTCCTTTTTCATCTTGTTGTAAGGCGTCAGATCCATGTCGCACTTGACCTCGACAGTATGCAAAGGCGGCAACTTGTCCTTATACTCACCTGCCTCCAAGACAAATGTGGCAGGCTTAATCACGTTCATAACCTTCTCAAGCGAGCCGACGCGGGGCGACCATTCGCCAAACTCTTTGTTGATCAGCACGAAGTACTGCTGCATAAACGCACCCTTGGAACGGCCAAGCAAAGACTGGTCAACGATCTTGCACTGACCAAAGACGTCCTCAAGGCCGTTGCTAGTAAATGAGCCAGTCAAGCCCCAACGCGTCGTCATGGGGTCAACCACTTTGAGGAACGCTTTAAAGCGTGTGCCGGATGGGTTCTTAAGGCGTGTCAGCTCGTCAAACACAACCCCGTCAAAGTTCAGCTTTTGCTCGGCCAGCCACTGCAAGTTGTCGTAGTTAGTGACAACCACTTGGGCGTTGGTCTTGAGGGCGTCTAAACGCTGCTTAGGTGTGCCAACGCACAGAGCCATGCTCAGACGGTCTGCCCACTTGGGGCGCTCGACTGGCCACACGTCGGTGCAGACGCGCTTGGGCGCCAGCACTAGCCAGCGCTTGACATGGCCGTCGCGGATCATCTCCCACATGGCAGTCAGCGTGATGGCAGTCTTACCAGCACCGACTGGCGCCAAGATCATGGCGCGGTCATGCTCATAGAGAAAGTCAGCGGCTGTCTCTTGATACGGACGCAATGAAAGCATCAACTTGTTCCTTAGTCCAAAGACATGCGTAGTTTTGACGCAACAGCATCATGTCGGTTTCAAATAATTTCTGGAGCGCA